CCACCCCACGCTGAAACTGATTGAGCATTTGGATATAATTCTTTTACCAATGTTTCATAATCTGTTGTTGTAACAGCACGATCTTGTCTAGCATATTGTAAAGGTGCGTTGTATCGTATGGATTCTTTTGTTTGAGGTTCAGCACCACCTTGAGCATTTGAAACTGTAGTAATTGTTACGTTACTAAATCCATCTATATTACCTGATAAAGAAAAAGTTGAAGCATTATTTGCCTCAGTTTGATTTGTAATTACATATTCTAAAATTATAATATTGCCATCAGATAAAGATTGACCTAATATTCCGTCACCAAAAGTAATTTCAAATTTATTATCTTCTACTTCTTGTAAAAAATAAACCTTTGAAGTAGAACCAAGTTCAGTTAGTCCAACAGCTTTTGTGTATGTTGTTGTAGTTGTATCTACGGAAGAATTTTGTACTTGTACTTTTAAAGTAGATGTATCAACACGACTATTAGGAATAATAAATCTTTGGTCAGGATCGGAAGAATTTTTTGTATATCTAAAAGTTGCTAATGTACCTTCGTAAATCGGTATACTTGAAAATTGATAAACACCATCTACAGGTGTTGTTGTGTGAGTAGCATTAGTTACAAACTGATAAGATGTACCACTTACGGAAGTTGTAAACACGGTTCCTTTTGCCATTGTAATAGAAGTGCCTGTTCCATTATTAATTTTTATATTAATAGATGCCACAGGCGATTTAGCAGACGTAGGAGTATAACCTAACATCTTTGCTAATGATACAATATTTTTTCTTATGTCGGCACTATCTAGGTACATTTCGTTTGCCAACATATTAGCATTGAAACCTAAGTAGTGTGTATTGTAAGCAAGTAAATCTAAAAGAATACTTAAACCAGAACCTTCAAAATTATAATCTTGGAATTCAGGTTGTGATTGTAAAAAAGTTTTTAAATTTGATTTTATTTGGTCAAAATCTAAATCAGATATTTTAAATTTATTACTTGCCATATTATCTCAATCTCTCTAAGTAAGTTGTTACCACCACAGGTTCTAAAGTATTGACAACATAAAAATATAAAGACACTTTTAATCTATTTCTTTCAAAGTCATCATCAATAGTAATTTGTTCTATGGATGCTCTTGGTTCAAAATTTGCTAATACTTCTTCTATCTTTCTTTTTAAAAAAGTTTTAGTTAATGGTGTTGCTGGTTCAAATAATAACTGTCGAATACCACTTCCAATTTCAGGATGAAATGGTCTTTCGTAAAAGTTAGTTTGTATTAAATTTTTAACACTTCTTTTAACAGCAGCCACATCTTCGACTTTGTCAATATCATTTGTAACGTTATTTCTAGTAAAATCTAAATCTAAATCGCTAAAAATTCTAACTGATCTTTTACTCTTATTCGTAGATGAAGCATCATAGTTTGCCATAACAGTAATATTTATACGTTATCCTGCGAAAACGTTTGAAGAACCTTCTGCTACACTTGTACAACCAGATATAGCATCACCAACTCTACCACAACCTTTACCATTAATAAAAACAGTTGTTGAACCTACAGCTATGGGTGCTGAATGAGATGGACAAGGAGCTGGTGGTAATAAATGTCCTGTATTATTATCGCCTTGACGTGAAACAGGTATACTATTTACTCTTACATTTGGAGAACCTTGTGCTCTTGTCATTCCTGAACAATGAGCAACATCTGCGTCTCCTATTCTAGTTACCGCTGGCACGTGACATTAACTCCTTTAAGTAATCATCAAACTTTGACATTTGATCGTGTTGTTCTTCTGTATGTGGTTCAGGTGGATAATCTGGTTTAAATGATATAACGTGTTCAAACTGATCTGGAATATCATTATAATTTTGATATTTCTCTAGTTTACCATTTCTTCTAATGACAAACTCACCTGTTAACATAATTGCCTATATACTTTTAAATGGAATTGGTCTACCGTCAGGATATCTTATAATTTCATCATTTACAGCACCTGTCATAATACTTTTAGTACCTTTATAGTAATATCTAACTGGTTTTACTTCTTCACCTTTATAATATCTTTTATTGTTGATAGATTGTACTCCTCGTTGCTTTACGCCTGCCATTTTTTATGCTCCGTTGAAGGAATCGTAGTCCATTGAGTCAACTTTTGGCTTTTCTTCGTGTCGGCAACTTTTACAACATTCAATTTGATACTTTTCGTTAAATTCACTTACCACATCTTGTAAACAAGGGTTTCCACAGTGACATTGATGACCGCAATTTAGACAATATTCCATATTTACCTTTTTTCTTCTATTTATTTCAAAATTTACAAGTTGCTTGAGCAGATTTCATATTATTTACGTTTATTTCCCTTTTTGATTCGACTGATTCGCTAATTTCTTCACCAATTTTTTGTAAATCTGGCTTAAATGTACAATTTTCTAGTGTTTTTGAACAATTAGAACAAAATAAGAACAAAAAAATCAATAAGATGTTGAAAAACAAGGGTTTTTTTATCATTTTTTTTACTTTTTTTGGGTTTTTTCGGGTTTTTTTGCTTTACAAACGTAAAATTTTCCTGTATATTTAGTATATAAATGATTAACAAAGGAGAAAACACTATGAAAGTCAAAGATTGGGCTTATGAAGAAGCTGAAAAAGCTGTTGATGCTATTATTGTTAAGTACAATAACGGTCAAATCAATAAAGATACTGCTGAAAAAGATATTTTAGCCGTTCAAAACGTTGAAATGTTAGGTATTGACGATTACAATGTATGTGAGGTATTGTAATATGACTACTTTTTTCGGTATATTAACTATTTTATCTGCTATATTTGCCGTTGGCTCTATAGAAGATTGTGGTGGTGCTTGTATCGGTAATGAAAATTGGACAGCATTTTTTATTTGCTTGACAATTATGATTATCTGTGGTATAATGACTATATTAACTATGAACAAGGAAGGACAATAAACTATGAATATAGAAAACTTTAATGAGATGATGACAACAATGACTATTAAAGATTTAAACAATATGAAATCTTTAATTGATACTATGATTAAAAACAAAGTTAAAGACACAATGACAGTTGGTACTAAAGTTTTTGTAGTACAAAAAACTAAAAAAACTCCAGGTGTGATTACTAAAATTATGAATAGTAAATGTTTAGTAGACCTAATGGGTAGAATTTATAGAGTACCAATGACAATGTTGGAGGTACAATAATGATAAAAGTTGAAAAAACTGCTAACACACTAGAAGAAGGAATTAAAAATTTAATTGCTGGTGCTAAACAAGACTATGTACGATATTCTACATTAGGTGGCAAAGAACTTACTGGTTGGAGTAAAGAACAAGTTGACAATTGGGATAATAAAACAAAAGTTACACAAGGTAAAAAATACATTAAGGTTGTACACGATACTGGTGTTTTTTGTTTTATTGCTAAAGAAGACTTTAAACATTTTAAAAAAGGTGATATATTAAAAGCAGCTGGTTGGAATGCTCCTGCTTTAAACTCACCAAGAGGTAATGTACTAAAAGGTAACTATCCAATTCAATGGACAGGACCTTTATATTTAAAATAGGATATATTATGAATAGAAGAAAAAAGATTTTTGAGAGAATAGTCAATCCTCTTTTATCAAAATATTTAACAGATCCTTGGGGTAAAGAAGTTTCTATTGCCAAAGACATACCGATAAAATATCTTAAATATTTTAAAGAAGTAAGTAATAATAAAAATGCTATGAATATCAGATACCGATATAGAGGCACATCAAAGCCAGGTTATCGTAGAGATCCAAGTTATGTACTAATGGGTTGGGCTGATACTTTTTCTATATACAAAAGATGAAAATAGATCAAATATTAAAATGGGTGGCAACAGGATTTCTTATTGTTGGTGCCGCTCTTAATTCTTTAAACATTTATCCTTATGGTCCTATTGTTAATCTATTGGGTGGCTTCACTTGGTTAATCGTTTCTATTATGTGGAAAGAAGCCGCCCTTATAACAACAAATGTTGTACTAGCAACCGTAACAATTATCGGATTAGTTTACACGTATAGTCATTAAATAAGCAGGCGTAGTTCAATGGTAGAACGTCTGTTTGTGGAATAGAAGACGATTGTTCGAATCAATCCGCCTGTACCAAAAATTTTGAGATTAAGTGAGGAGTGAGTATGTGTGGAGGAACTCACTCCTCGTAGAGAGCCGAAGCTCTCTTGGTGTGGTATAGTTATTTATACAACTTCTACCAGTTGTTTGTGGATTTAATTGAGTTATGTCCTAACACTTTACCTTTGTTGGTTCCGTGTTTTACAACATAACCAGATGTTCCATTTCCATTTATATCAACTTCTTGTCTAGCACCAAATAACACTTTTGTTTTTTGTAACAAAGTTTGTGCCTTGTGACGCATTTTGAATAAATGGGTGAATCTGTCTGTCATACACCCTCCTTATAGTTAAGTTAGGTGCGTTCCTTCGGCTACTGCCTACTTCCGACTCTAATGAGTTGAACGATATAATTATTTATACAAGATATGTGTTTATAACATATCAACTATGAATATATCACAACCCTTACAATAAGTCTAGTCTAATTTATTAATCGTATTTTAATCCAAAATCAGTTAAATTAAATAAAGAAATCATTTCCATATCTGAATTGATATATTTGTCTGTATTGTTATCTTTGTGATTTGTTTTATTAACTATTACAAAAGCTTTATTTAAAATTGGTATTTTTTGATCTTCTAAAATATTTTTTGCTCGATATAATGAATTTGAAGAATTACATAAGTCATCAATTAATAATACAGGAAAGTTGTTAGGAATGCCTTCAACCCAATTTTTTAAACCGTATTCTTTTCTTTCTTTTCTAATGGAAAAAGAATTTAAGTTTTTTTCAAACATTCTGCCTATTATAGGAAATGCTGATAACATTGGAGTAGATGCTGTTTCTAAACCTGCTATTTGAAAATTAAAATGTCCTATTTCTTTTTCTATTTTATAGAAAAACATTTGAGCAACAGCTGAAAGAAATTCGTGGTTGAACAATCCTCTTCTTAAATAGAACATCCAAGTATAAGTTGTTCCTGGTATTTTTCCAGGCATTACAGTGTTTCTAATAATACATTTTTCATTAATGTATTTTTTTGTCCACATATGTAATTCATCATATATTTTTTCACTAATCATCATTATTATATATCACATTAATTTAAATAAGTCAAGCCTGTATGTTTATTTTTATCCAAGGATAACAGAAAGCTGTTACTAAATGAATGGTATCGTGTACTAACTTCCATTCACATTCTATCCACTCACATTCATAAGTGTATTCTTGGAAGTTTCCTGCGTTGGGATGCCAGTTAAGTGTGTGTGTCATATCATTTATTTATAATATTAACCGTAAATCTTATAATGAATTGAAGAAAACTCGTTCATTTTTTTAGCTGCCATATAAAACTTTCTAAACAACTCTTGTCTATTTTTATATGTTTCAACTAGATACAAGTAAAATAAATTTAAGATACCTCGTTTTACTTTGTATTCATCATTTAATGTTGTTGTTAAACCTTTGACTATCGCAAAATCATATTTGTTTTTAACAACAAATTTTTTAAAATCATTATAACTTTTATCTAGTTTAGCAATACCATCAGCAACATTTGTTTTTGGCATTTTAGTTTTCTTTAATAATTTACTAATGTCAGAACCTTGTTTTAAATAAACATCTAAGACTTGTTGTTTTGCCACCGCACCATCAAAGTTCTTTTGTGTTACAGGAGCACCTTCAGCACTTTGTCCTAATTCACCAGACTTAGCTCTTGGTCGAAAACGATAATAGTATTCCACATTTTCTGATTTAAAACATTTGTAAGTAATGTATAAATCAAAATAACTTAATGTAACATCCATTGGAAACTTTTTAGTAATACGTTGTAATACAATTGCTTTAAAAAATTTAGCATCTGCTTTTATTAAATCTAAATTGGCTTTTCGACCTTCTACTTTTTTAAGAGATACACCAACAATATCTAAATTTTTTAATTTAGTTTCTATGTATTTGTTTAGTTGTTCGATAGAGATATTTTTATCATTTCTCATTTTATCGTACAACACACCAACTTCTTTTTTTAATTCCTCTATTTTTGATTTACGTACTGCCCATAAGTCAGCAGGATTCCAGTTATCTTTTTTACTTGGTAATATCTTTTCATCCGTTATCTTATTTAAGAAGTCTAACTTTTTATTATCACTATCTCTATAAAAAATATATTTGTCTAAATCTCTTTGAGAAATAATTTTACTTGTAAAGGCTTTAAAAGATTCTGTATAAGAATGATACCAACTATCATCAAAATCATAACCAACTTTATGACTAATTTCTTTTAACTCTAATAATTTACCAGCATTTAGATTAACAATAAAACCATCTTCTTGTTGTGCGGTAGTAGGTGTACCAGCGGCTTGTGCTTTACCACTTTCTAAAGTCACATTTGACAAAGCACGACCAGATAAAGCAATCGCAAAAGAAACACCATTGACTGTAAAGAAGTATTGGTCACCGTCTTTGGTATTTGTTTTATCTAATGTAATACCTTTTTTTGTAACCAAATCAGCGGTGATTTCTTTAACATAAGATAGATTTTTAGGATTGTTTTTAATACGATAAGCACCCTTATATTTCTTTAAGTCGCCATCGTCAAATTGTAGATATAAAGAACTACGACCAGGACTTTTACTTAATAAGTCCATCGCTACTTTTAAATTTTTTTCTTTTTTAGCTAGATAGTCTAAACCTAGTTTGCCTTGAAAATAAGATGTTTTTGCCATAGATAATCTCTATAACATATTTATGGTAATGTCAAGTAATTATTTAATGGATTGCCAAAAGTCTGTAATGGCATTACTTTCTTGTACCGTTGATAAATCTTTGGGTGTTTCCGCATAGAAGATTAAAAGAAACACCAGAAACGTAATTATCGTTCCAAACAGTAGGAGTAACACTCCACTTAAAACGTCCATAGAGTTATTTAGAGTTTCGTAGAGTTTCGAATCGCCCGATTTTTTTTTCTTACTATTTACAGTTGTTTCTTACTGGTGCTGGTACCTAAGCGGTTCCGTGAGCGTTCTACATACGTATATATACAAACCAGGATCTTCAAAAACCTTGGTATTACTCAGTGAAAAAACTGCGCTATTATTTCACTAGATTTCTACAACAAACTCCTGTATATTATACGTATATGTTAACCAACAAAGGAGAAAACACTATGACAAATGAATTTTTTAATACTATGAACAAAGTTGATACACAATTGTATGAAATCGCAAAAACTCTTAAATCGTTTGATTCATCTTTAAACGTAGAAGATTTAATGATAAGTGTTTATGAAAGTATTGAGAATAATGTACATAAACAACTGACCGATACTAACTTTAAAAAACAACAATACAACAAAGATAATACAATAATATCATAAACGAAAGGACTGAATATGAATAAACAAATAGAAAAAGACTACGAAGAAATGAAGGCTAAAGTGAACAAGCTATTAGACCAGGTAGATGTATTAGTATGTAAATTTGACGAAAAGTATGACGTTAATTTATCTAATGATTTACACTTTAAGTTAGATGAAGTATCTGATATGATACAAGACAATTATACTGATGCCGACTTTGACGAGTAAAAAATAGCCAGAAAAATTTTCTCATATAAAGATACTAGAACATTTCCGTAGATATACAACTCTGGCGATATATAGGATTGCCATTGTATTAGGGAAAGATGTTATTACATTTATAGATTACAATCCACGCTGGCTTTATAATAGCCCGTTTCTCTCACAGGTTTTTCAGATATTGTTTTATTATATTTTACAAATATTAAGGGTTTAGATCAATTGTTGATCCTATGTGAACCACGGCACCGCTGGTTGTACTTGTCTTAGTGCCACTGATGGTTTCTACTTTATTCCCAGCAACAGCAATATTATAGTTGCCATTGACTTTTAAATCATAATCGCCATCTATGACTACGTCTTTACTGCCTTTGAT